AAATGTCACTTAACAAACCTGCTAATAAAGAAGAACTAAAAGATTTTTGCCTAAGACAGTTGGGCTACCCTGTCATCCAGATTAACGTGGATGATGAGCAGGTTAATGACGCCGTTGAACTGGCATTTGAGTATTGGAACGAGTTTCACTTTAATGGTACCGAGCGTACCTATGTCAAGCACCAGATGACCACACAGGATATCACTAACAAGTATATCTCGGTATCGGAAAATCTAATCGGTGCAACCAGAATATTCAAGATCGGTCAAGGTAACATGGCTATGAACATGTTTGATCTACGCTATCAGCTAAGACTAAACGATCTATGGGATCTATCATCTACCTCATATGTCAATTACTCTCTCACCATGCAGCATCTAGCTACACTTGATTTATTGTTCACCGGTGAGACTCCTATTCGTTTTAATCGACTAACCGACAAACTCTATATCGATATGGACTGGGAAACAGATATTGAAGCCGGTGAGTATGTCATTGTAGAAGGCTTCGTTGTTACCGATCCTGACACATACACTAGAGTATGGAATGACCGTATGCTTAAGAAGCTAACCACGGCATATGTCAAGAAACAGTGGGGCACCAATATGTCCAAGTTTGACAAGATGCAGCTACCAGGCGGTATCACCATGCGTGGCGTCGATATCTATAATGAAGCCGTTTCTGATATTGAAAAGATTGAAAACGAAATTCGTCAGACATATGAAGCACCTCCAGGATTCTTGGTAGGCTAATGGCAATCAATCGCTACTTTAACAACTTTCCTGGAAAGAACCGCTTTAACAATGAGCATCACCTCATGGAAGATGTTATTGTAGAGTCCATTGAAATTATGGGTCATCAGGTCTATTATATTCCCAGAGAATCCTTTGATGAAGGTGATATGATCTTTGGTGAGTATGCCAAGAGCAAATTCGAGAAAGCATATTCAATTGAAGCATACCTAGCCAACGTCGAAGGCTTCGAAGGTGATGGTGACTTCTTTTCCAAGTTCGGTCTAGAGATTAGAGATACCTCAAACTTCATCATCTCTCGCCGTGCATTTACTCGTGGTCTACCAACTGTATTGCGTATTAGACCACAAGAAGGTGACCTGATCTATGTTCCGCTAATGCATCGTATGTTTGAAATCAAGTTCATTGAAAAGAAACTTATGTTCTACTCTCTTGGTAATAGAGAGCCATATATCTATGAAATGCGTTGCGAACTATTCCGCTTCTCAGAGGATGCTATTGATACTGGTGTTAAGGAGATTGATCAGATCGAGGAAGAAAATGGTTATACACTAAAGCTAAATGTTGAACTATCTGGTGTCGGCAACTTTAAAGACGGTGAAGTTGTATATCAATCACCAGACGGAACATGGGCAAACAATACGGCACATGCAGAACTTAGTGAGTGGTATAAAGCCAATGGTACCATGTTTATTCATAGTATCACTGGCAACTTTACTGCTAACACTCTATATGGTAACACATCTCTAGCCCAAATTACCATCAATACTATTGATGATGAAAAGAATGATTATGTTAAATTTGATATCTTTGACAACAAAGACTTTGACACTGGCGCAGATTTGATCCTTGATCTATCTGAAACTAATCCGTTTGGAACACCTTAATGCTCGGTAACGCACACTATTATCATCAACTAACCAAGAAAGCAGTCATCCTTTTCGGAAGACTGTTTGATGATATCTCTATCATTAGAAAGAATGATCAGACCGGTGCAGAGGTCAACCGATTCCTCGTGCCTATCATCTACTCACCAAAAGAGAAGATGGTAACTCGTGTCTTTTCTGATCCAGACCTAACAAGACAGCTTCAAGCTATTCTACCACGTATGGGATTTGAAATCTCTGGTATTACCTATGATGCCTCTAGAAAACAGAATAGTCTACTGAAAGCATCAAAGCCAATTACCGGTGGCACAACCGCATCTTCCGCTTATATGGGTGCTCCATACGATCTAAACTTCCAGCTAACTGTTTATGCTCGTAACATCGACGATGGCACACAGATTGTTGAACAGATACTACCATTCTTTAATCCTGACTTTACCGTTTCAGCATCTATGGTACCTGATCTAGGTTTCGTCAAAGATATACCGGTCATTCTCAACAATGTCACTAATAACATTGAGTATGAAGGCAACTACGATTCCGTAAGATATGTATATTGGACTCTTAACTTTACAATGAAGCTACACTACTATGGTCCAATTACAACACCTAAGATCATTCGTACCGTTTATGCCAACATTCATAACAATAACAATTTAGGTCCAACATACATTACCAAAATGATGCTTGCCAATACAGCAGGCACATTCAAGCAGGAAGATGTGGTTTTCCAAGGCAGCAGTCTAAAGTGGGCTGATGCTCAAGGTATTGTTATGCATTATAATCCTGTTGATGATGTATTGACACTAGGAGCCACACAAGGCACCTTTACGGTTAACAATACTATTCATGCAGCATCTACCAATGGTGTTGCTCAAATATACAGCCTAATAACAGAAGCAGCCAAGACAGTCGAAATCAAGATCGAACCAGATCCGATCACCGCACAACCTGGTGATGACTATGGCTATACTACCACTATTACAGAGTGGACGGACTAAATAGAAGAAATAACTAGGATAGAGGCAAATGTCACAACTTATCATCAATGTGGGCACAGTAGCTAACGACGGTACCGGCGATACAATTCGTGGCGCCTTTACCAATGTCAATGCTAACTTTACGGAAGTTTATGCCAACCTAAACGGACTAGCAGCAAATGTGGCCAGTATTGATGCCGGACAGAATACTGCTCTTAGTTTCGCTTACGTAACAGCAAATACCGCTTATGATAAAGCTAACGCTGCTAACCTACTAGCATATAATGTTGGTGTCAATGCCAACCTATACTCCGAATCAATCGGTGCAGTAGGAAATGCATATGCAACCGCTGTCGGTTTAGCTTCTAACTCATATGCCAATTCAGTAGGCACATCGGGAAATGCATATGCAGTTACAATCGGAACTGCTGGTAATACCTATGCATCAATTCTAGTGGCTAACAATGCAGTTGGTGCTAATGCATGGACTAATACTGTTTCTGTTACCATTACAAACTGGGCAAACTCAAAGTTCGAGGTTGTAGCAAATACCACAGCACTAACTAATGCTGTCAATGCTGCCTTCACCAAAGCCAACACAGCTTTCCAGAACGCATCAGGTACACTCATCGGTAACTTTATTGCCACTGGTTCAATTTCAGACGGTGTTGGTGTTGTTAGAGAAAGATACACCAGATCAGCCGACACAGACATTCCAGTTTTGACCGCAGGTTCGGTTATCATTGCCAATAGCAGCAACAATATCACTGTCAATGTTCCTGATGATTATCAATTCTTGGTATTCCCAAATGTAGGTACAGCAATTGAAGTTATACAGTATGGTCCAGGACAAACAAGAATCAAAGCAAATAGCGGTAGTGTAAACGTTCTTTCATCTAATAACTGGGCTAACATTGCTGGTCAGTATCTATCAGCAACCCTAACCAAAGTCCACTCAAATACATGGGTTCTAACAGGTAATCTAAAAACGTAAGGTATATTATGGGTGTTGAGAAAAACTTATCAGATGCTTTAGGCATCGAACACTTGCCTGTGACTAAAGAAGAAGTCAAGCAAGAAGTTATTGAATATGTTCCTGCTGATAGTAATAATGATGATCAAGATGAAGATTACCGTCTAGTCAGAAACACTTTACGCAATCTTATCGAAAAGGGTAATGATGCCCTTGAAGATATCTCCACTATTGCCAGACAGAACGAATCCGCTCGTGGATTCGAGGTTGTCGCCAATCTAATTAAGACTGTAGGTGAAACGTCGAAAGACTTGTATAACCTACAAAAGATGAAACGTGACTTGAAAGAGCCTAATCCTGAAACTGATCCTCGCAAGAAAACTTCCGAAGGTATCAACGTGGAGCAGGCCGTATTCGTAGGTTCTACAGCCGAACTATTAGCGGCTATTAAGAACAAGAAAGAGCAAGATGGCCAGGACGCCGTTTAGTTATCAGAATAACCCTAACCTGCCTAATGAGCAGTATCGTCACTCTTTTACACAAGCCGAACTTGATGAATATATCAAGTGTGCGGAAGATCCTGTCTATTTCTCTAAGAAGTATATTAAGATCATCAACGTTGACCGTGGTCTTATGCCATTCGAAATGTGGGACTTTCAGGAGCGTATGCTTCAATCGTTCCATGATAATCGTTTCTCTATTTGTAAGCTACCTAGACAGGTCGGTAAGTCTACCACCAGTGTGGCTTATATTCTTCATCAAGTATTGTTCAATGAGAACTTTGTGGTTGCTATTCTAGCTAACCGTGCTCCAACTGCCCGTGAGTTGCTACAGAAACTAAAGCTGGCTTTTGAGTATCTGCCTATGTTTCTCAAGCAAGGCATCAAGGAGTGGAACAAAGGTTCTATCTATCTTGCTAATGGTTCGAGAGTTCTAGCAGATTCCACCTCAGGCTCCTCTGTCCGTGGTTTCTCGTTCAACCTAATCTTTCTGGACGAGTTTGCGTTCGTTCCCAACAATATTGCGGAAGAGTTCTTTAACTCAACATATCCTACCATTTCATCTGGTAAAACTTCTAAGGTTGTTATCGTTTCTACTCCTAACGGTATGAACCTGTTCTATAAGATGTGGACTAAAGCGGTTGAAAAGACCAGCACCTATATTCCTATTGAGATCCATTGGTCGATGGTACCTGGTCGTGATGCCAAGTGGGCAGAAGAAACCATTAGAAACACCAGCCAAAGACAGTTCGACCAAGAATTTGGTTGTGAGTTCTTAGGTTCATCTAACACACTCATTAACGGCGCCAAGCTAGCCTCTCTACACTGGAAAGAGCCTGTTGCACGTAACGAATGTATGGATATCTTTGAGCAAGCAGTACCAAAGCATACCTATGTGCTATGTGCGGACGTGGCCGAAGGTCAAGGTCTCGACTATTCCACCTTCTCTATCTTTGACGTTAGTGAGGTACCGTACCGTCAGGTAGCTAAATATAGAAACAACGAAATTAGCCCCATGCTACTACCAGCAGTCATCTATTCGGCTGCCAAGAGGTATAACGAGGCTTTCGTTCTAATTGAGATTAACTCTATTGGTCTACAGGTAGCAGATATTCTACATTATGAATTGAACTATGAAAATCTGCTAAAGTTCCAGCAAAAAGGTAAGCAAGGTACCCAGTGGTCAGGTGGTTTCGCCGCTGGTAAGAACAAGCTAGCCTTTGGTCTAAAGATCACAGCACAGTCCAAAATGATCGGTTGTGCTAACCTCAAGACGCTGGTGGAAAGTGATAAGCTAATACTAAACGATGAAGATACCATTACCGAGTTATTCTCATTCTCCGCAGACAAAAAGACCTTCAAGGCGGAAGAAGGTTCTAATGACGATTTGGCCATGACACTGGTTCACTTTGGCTGGTTGACCGCCCAAAAGCTATTCAAAGAGACCGTTTCTAACGATATTCGCTACGTTCTACAGAAAGAGTTGTCATATCTGGAAGATGTAGAAAATGTGCCTTTTGGATTTATTGATAACGGAATCGATAGTCCACATGACACTGAAATTGATGCCGCCGGTGATCGATGGGTCCGTGAAAGAGAGCAGCTATATCCATTTGATGATCTAAACTATGCTTGGGGTAGCAGACTATAGTTCTGAAAAACAAGAAAACGATAAATAAGGTTTGAAATGGATTTTACACCATTCCAACCTATAAAGGAGTAAAAGATGGTATATCAACTTTCCCCAGGCGTGGCTTGGTCAGAAATTGACCTTACGACCGTAGTTCCCGCCGTTTCGACTACAGAAGGGGCGTTTGCCGGAAACTTTGATTGGGGTCCTATTGACCAGGTTGTGACAATTGCTAATGAAGTTGAACTAGTTCGCTGGTTCGGTAAGCCTTCAGATAATACAGCAGTTTCATTCTTCACCGCAGCTAACTTCTTAGCTTATGGTGATAACCTACGAGTAGTTCGTTCAGCAAATACAGCCGGTGCCAAAAACGCTACCTCTGGTAACACAGCAGCTATTATTAAGAACCGTGATGACTGGGACCTAAACTGGGACGTATTCAGCACAAACAGCCCAACCTATGGTATGTTTGCTGGTCGTTATGCTGGTACACTAGGTAATGGTCTACGTGTTTGCATGTTCGCTAACGCTGGTATTTCTTCAACTAACGCAGACTGGACCAATTGGGAACAGGCAGCACAGTTCGATGGTCCTCCAGGCACATCAAAGTATGCACAAGATCGTGGCGGTGCCAACGACGAAATGCACATTATCGTTCTAGATACCCTCGGTTATTTCACCGCTGGTATCGCTAATGCCGTTCTAGAAAAGTATTCAAACGTTTCTAAGGCTGTTGATGCCAAGAACGATGACGGTTCATCTAACTACTGGGTCAACGTTATAGCTGACAAATCAGCATACGTATGGCCAATTAACAACGCTATTGCCAATAACACTGTTCCTGTTGTTCAGACAGCAACATGGGGCAATACAGCACAGGGAACATCATTCACACAGGGTAATGCTTCATTCAACATTACACTAGCTGGTGGTGTTCTATCTTCACCAACTGACGGTAATCTACAGAACTCATACGTTCTATTCTCAGATACCGACGCTTATGACACCTCACTAATCATGACTGGTGGTGCTTCAAATACCGTATGTAAGTATGTTATCGATAACATTGCTGCTCCTGGTGGTACATATGGTCGTGGCGACGTAGTTGTATTCGTTTCACCACAATACACAGACGTTGTTAACCAGCCAGGTTCAGAGGTTACTAAGTCAATCGCTACACGTAACTTCTACGGTTCAACCTCATATGCCTTCATGGATTCTGGTTGGAAGAAGCAGTTCGATAAGTATAACAATGTTTATCGTATGGTTCCTCTAAACGGCGACATGGCCGGTCTATGTGCCCGTACCGACCAGACAAGAGATGCATGGTTCTCACCAGCAGGTCTAAATCGTGGTCAGGTTAAGAATGTAACCAAACTATCATGGATGCCAACAAAGGCAGACAGAGACAATCTATATAAGAACGGCATTAACCCTGTTGTAACCTTCAAGGGTGAAGGCACTGTTCTATATGGTGATAAGACACTACTTGCTAAGCCATCAGCCTTCGACCGTATTAACGTTCGTCGTCTGTTTATTGTTCTTGAGAAGTCAATTGCAAAGGCAGCAAAGTATTCACTATTCGAGTTCAACGATGAGTTCACACGTTCACAGTTCGTTGCTCTAGTAGAACCATTCCTACGTGATGTTAAAGGCCGTCGTGGCATCTATGACTTCAAGGTAGTTTGTGATGAAACAAACAATACTCAGCAAGTCATTGATAGCAACCAATTCGTCGGGGACATCTACATTAAGCCAGCACGTTCAATCAACTTCATCCAGTTGAACTTCGTTGCTGTCAGAACCGGTGTTGCCTTCTCCGAAATTGTTGGCAAGTTCTAATAAATAAAGGAAAAGGAGAAAACACAAATGGCTTTTAATGTCAATCAATTCAGAGCAACCCTGGTAAACGACGGCGCCCGCCCAAGTTTATTCGAGGTTGTAATGACCTTGCCACCAATCCTTGGTGCAGCGCCATTGACAAACGACATCATCTTCCGTGTTAGAGCAACATCTCTACCAGGTGATGGAATTTCTCATATCGTTGTTCCATACTTTGGTCGTGAGATTAAGATTGCAGGTACCCGTACCTTCCCAGACTGGTCATTCACAATCATCAATGATGAAAACTTTGTGGCTCGTCGTAATCTTGAGACTTGGCTAAATGCTATCAACTCACACGTTGGTAACCTTCGTAGCCCAGCCGCTCTATCAGCAGCTTCATATCAGGCTGACGCTCTTATCACTCAGTTTGGTAAGGCCGGTAACGTCATTAAGATGTATAAGATGGTTGGTTGTTTCCCAACTGACGTTGCTGCTATTGACCTAGATTGGTCAATGGGTGACCAGATCGAAGAATTTGGTGTGACACTCGCCTATCAGTGGTGGGAATCACTCGACGGTTCTACAGACATTTCTGGTGCTTAATATATACTAATAGGATCCATGGGGCTTCGGTCCCATGGATTTTCATCATGTTTAAGGAGTAGGGACCATTCGCTTTTTTGGCTTTCAAATCGGCACTGACGATCAAGATAAAGTTGATCAACAAGGCCGACCACTACAAAAATCATTTGCTGTACCACAATCTGACGATGGCGCCGTTACGGTTGCTGGCGCTGGTTACTATGGTACATATGTTGATCTAGATGGTACATTCAGAAACGAAACACAGCTAATCACCAAGTATCGTGAACTAGCTATTCAGCCTGAAATGGAAACTGCTCTTGACGAAATCGTTAATGAAGCTATCGTGGTTGAGGACTCTGGCACATCCGTTGAAATCAATATGGATGAAGTCAAGGCTCCTGCTCAGATCAAAAAGAAGATCGAAGAAGAATTTGAATACATCCTTAAACTACTAAACTTTGGTAACATGGGACACGATATCTTCCGTCGTTGGTATATCGATGGTAGAATATACTATCACATTGTTATCGATGAAACTAGTCCTGCATTAGGTATTCAGGAACTAAAGTATATCGACCCTCGCCGTATTCGTAAGATCCGTGAAATCCAAAAGATGCGTGATCCAAATACTGGCGTCGAACTAATCAAAAAGACAATCGAATATTATCTCTATAACGAAAAGGGAATGATTGGTGCTGGCACTAATCTAGGCGCAAAGATCGCAGTCGATTCGATTGTTAATGTCAATTCAGGTATCATGGATCCAAAGCAGACCATGGTGCTTTCTTATCTACACAAAGCAATCAAGCCATTCAACAATCTAAGAATGGTAGAAGATGCTACCGTTATCTATCGTCTATC